TTTTTGAAAGAGTATATAAACAAGGCTTTAATGTGATCTATCATAATAATCCAGAAATGTGTACTAATGTATTAAATAAAATAGACAGCTTAATACACAAGATTAAAACAGCTTCTATTGATGAACTTGTTATGATTGACGCACTAGTCGATAACTACTTTGAAAACAAAGATGAACTAATTAAAACACAAAAAGCTGAATTTAATAAAATAGATTAATTATGTATATAAACATTGAACTAAAAAAAGCAGAAAGAAAAGATTATTATATCTTTAACATTAACGGAGTTAAACTAGGAGAATGGGAAAGAAGCGATTTAAGACACTTAATTGAAACAATAGACAACAAGATATGAATTTAGAAAGCGATTGCTGTGGTGCATCACAATGGAACGAATTAGATATATGTAGCGAATGTTTGGAACACGCTGAATTTAAATAAAAAAAATGAAAGTGTTAGAGCTATTTGCAGGAAGTAGAAGTGTTGGAAAGGCGTCTGAAAGTTTAGGTTATGAGGTTTTCAGTAGCGATTTAAACGACTTTGAAGGTATAGATTATGCTGTTGATATTTTAAATTTTGACGTTAATAAAGTGCCTTTTCAACCTGATATTATTTGGGCAAGTCCACCTTGTACGACTTATAGTATTGCTGCCATCTCTCATCATAGACCTACAAACAAACCATTATCTGATTTTGCTAAAAAAAGTGATTTAATAGTTAAAAAAACTTTGCAAATCATTAAAGAACTAAAACCTAAGTTTTGGTACATAGAAAATCCAAGAGGTATGCTAAGAAAACAAGATTTTATGTTAGGAATACCTAAAACAACCGTTTGGTATTGTACTTATGGAGATACAAGAGCAAAACCTACTGATATATGGACTAACAATTTAAGATCATTACTTAACCCTAATGGTTGGCAACCAAGACCTCAATGTTTTAATGGCAATAGAAATTGTCATCACGAAGCCGCACCAAGAGGAAGCCGAACGGGAACACAAGGATTAAAAGGCAATTATAATAGAAGTAAAATACCAAAAGAGCTTTGCTTAGAAATATTAAAAACAACTTAAAAAAACTTAAAAGATGAAAATAGAAACAATAGCAGAAACAATAAAAGATATTACAGACGTAAACATATTTGAAAAAACACGAAAGCGTGAAGTTGTTGAGCTTAGAAGCGTTGCCACTTATTATTTACGCCAAGTTGCTGGATTAAAATATAGGCAGATTACGAATGAATACAAAAAGAATGGTCTTAATATACACTATTCTACACTAATGCACAGTCTAAAAAATTACGATATATATAAAACTTACAGTGATGACGTAAAGAAAGCTCATTTGTGCTTAATAAATGACAACTTAGTAGATGCTAGAAAATACATATTAAAGAATATGTCAAATATGACAGCTGAAAAAATAGAAAAGATTGAACAAGTGATGAGTAGCTAAAATAAAAGTAAAATGTTTATATATTAGTACAACAACTATACTATGGCATACAAGACCGAAGATTTAATCGAGCAAAGCTTAGAAGCAATCAAGAAACACAATTTGATATTTGTAAATGATATATTTGCATACACTCCATTTGTGAGAAAAACTTTTTACGATCACGATTTACACAAAAGTGACACTATAAAAAGCGAATTATCAAAGAATCGAATCAATATGAAAATAGAGATGAGAGCTAAATGGTACGCAAGTGACAACGCTACACTTCAAATAGGATTGATGAAACTCATTGCAGACGATGAAGAAGCTCATAGATTAAACGGAACTAAACGTGAAGTAAAACACGACACAACCGACAAAGAGATTAATATAAAAATACATAGATAATTGAATGTTGATGTAAACGTTGTGTTTGAACACTTGCTTGATAGCGAATCAAAGATAGTCGTAGAACAAGGCGGCACTCGATCTGGTAAGACTTTTAATATATTACTTTATATTATATTTCACTATTGCCAAATAAACAAAGGCAAGACTATCACAATATGCAGAAAGACTTTTCCAGCTGTTCGTTCTTCAGTGATGCGTGACTTTATTGATATACTTAAACAGCATAACAAATATGATGAAGCTAATCACAATAAATCAAACAGTGAATACACTCTAGACGGTAATTTAGTTGAATTTATTTCAGTAGATCAGCCTCAAAAGATTCGTGGTCGTAAACGAGAGTTTCTATTCATCAATGAAGCTAATGAGTTAGACTATGAAGATTGGCAACAGCTTATATTTAGAACTACTGAAAAAGTTGTACTTGATTACAATCCTTCAGATGAGTACCACTGGATATATGACAAAGTGTTAAATCGTGAAGATGTTGAGTTCTACAAGACTACATATCTAGATAATAAGTTTCTTGACAATAGTATAGTAAAAGAGATTGAAAGACTTAAAGAAACTGATGAACAATACTGGCAAATATATGGACTTGGTGAGAAAGGTGTTTCAAAAGCAACTATATTTAACTACAATGAAGTAAGTCACATTCCACACGATGCTGAACTTATAAGCTATGGTGCAGATGCTGGATATACAAATGATCCAAGCACACTAGTAAGCGTTTACAAGAAAGACCATAATCTGTATATCAAAGAACACTTATATAGAACTATGATGACAACTAAAGACTTGAGCGATCACTTTAAGCAAGAAGTAGAAAGAAGAAGTCCTATTTATTTTGATGCAGCCGAACCAAGATTAATTGATGAACTTCGCAGAATGGGTCACAATATACAACCTAGCTTAAAAGGTCGTGATAGTATCAATGCTGGTATAGACTTACTGAAGCGTTTTAAGATACATATAACAAGCGAAAGCGACAACGCAATACAAGAGTTTAGAAACTACAAATGGCAAGAGGATAGAAGTGGTAAATTAACGAACAAGCCTGTTGATAAAAACAATCACATCATTGATGCTGTCCGTTACGCTACGTATTCAATAATGAGCAGACCTAACTTTGGCAGATATGCTGTTCAATAAAGCTCTAAAATAAAATAAAAATCTTTATATATAAATATGGAAGTTAAATTAAATATACCAACAAGTCTAAACGAGGTGACTTTAGCACAGTATCAAGAATTTGATAAGTTAAACGCTAATAGTGAATCAGAGCTTCAAATGAGAATGGTTGAAATATTCTGTAAAGTATCAAGGCAAGTCGTGATGAGTATGAAAGCGAATGATATAATAGAGATATGCAATATTATCAACGTTATGTTTGATACTAAATATCAATTAATAAATACTTTCAAAGTAAACGGTCAAGAGTATGGCTTTATACCTAGTCTTGAAGATATGACCTTTGGCGAATATGTTGATCTTGATACTTACATTGGTGATGACGATAATCTGCATAGAGCTATGAATGTCTTATTCAGACCGATAGATATTAGAAAAGGTGGCAGATATATAATTGAAGACTACGATCCAGACAAAAACGAAAGAGCAAAAGATTTTCCTTTAGACGCTTGTTTAGGTGCAGTTGTTTTTTTTTATCATTTAGGCAAGGATTGCTCGACAGTTATGCTGAACTCTTTGAACAAAGCGAACGAGGAGAACTTAGTGCAATATCTGGCTTCACAACCAAATGGGGATGGTACAATTCAATCTATGGAATCGCTCAAGGGGATATTACAAAATTTGAACATATCACTAAATTAAACGTACACGAATGTTTAACGTACTTGACATTCACAAAAGAGAAAAACGAAATAGAAGCACGAAATATTAAAAACAAATTCAAATGAGTAATACAGGAATAAGAGGATTTTATTTATTAACTGAAGCGATAGAAAATGCACTTTTAAATGACGTAAATGTGAACACAGTCACGACAGGCGACATCTACGATATTGACTTGAAAAAACAATCTATATTTCCGTTGTGTCACATAATAATAAATAATGTAAGTGCGAATGAATCTGTTTTAGTTTTCAATGTTTCTGTTTTATCAATGGACATAGTTGATGAGAGTAAAGAAGAAACAACTGATATATTTAGAGGTAATAATAATGAGCAAGACGTTCTTAACACACAATTAGCTGTCTTAAATAGTTTAGTTCAAGAATTAAGAAAAGGCAATTTATATAATGACAAATATCAACTAGACGGCAACGCAAACTGTGAGCCTTTCTATGAGAGATTTGAAAACAAACTAGCTGGTTGGACAGCAACTTTTGATGTGTTTGTAAATAATGACATCACGATATGTTAAACAGTAAAGAAGTAGAAGAAGAACTTAATAAGTTCGCTAAATATGTAATACAACAATCAAGAAACAACTTAACTAAAGGTGCAACTCCATACGGTACTTACAATGACACTGGCAGCTTATATAATAGTCTAGGTCACTTCGTAGATAGAACAGCAAACGGTTACGCTCTTAGTCTTGAAATGGAAGACTATGGTAAGTTTAAAGATAGAGGTGTTAAAGGAAAAGACACTAGCAAGAAAGCACCAAATAGTCCGTATCGTTTTGGAAGTGGCACAGGACAAAAAGGTGGCTTAACTGATGCGATGCAGAAATATGTAAGACGTAAAGGTATTCAATTTAGAGAAAGAAAGAAGAAAGGTGAGAAAGGTAGATTTTTAAGCTACGATCAAACAGCTTTCATAATTGCTAGAAGCATATATAAAACAGGTATAAAATCAAGTATGTTTTTCACAACTCCATTTTTAAGAGCTTTCAAAAGACTACCTGATGACTTGCTAAAAGCTTACTCTCTTGGAATCGATAGACAAATAAACTTAACATTAACAAAGAAATAAAATGGCAAAAATTAATGTAAGAAGTCCTTACTATGTATATTATAATCTAAGCAAATTAGAAAGTGCTGAATTAAAGCTCTGGATATATACAGGAACGCAAACAACTTCAAGACCTACAACACCAACTTATGTATTAAGTGCATCAGCGGTAAACTTTACAGTCAATTTTGAAATAGCAGAACTTGTTAGGGATTATATGACTTACAATGCAGACGATTATGAAACAGAAATTGTGTGGGTTGATTATCAAATACGGAGAACTGTTAGTGGAGTTAGTGGGAACTTACCTTTAGTTGAAAACAAAGCGTTTTACGGTTACGGATATTTTCAAGAGGGCATTAACCCTCAAAACGATAGTGGATTATTACAGTCAAATTTAACAGTAGTTAAACTAGACGATGCCCCAGTTGTTTTGCCTATTGACACAAGTAAAGTTAGTACTGTGCAATATTATTCAGAAAATCAAGAAGTTTACGAGGAGAATTTTACACCAACAACCACGTCATCAACTCAAATACAATACGTTTCAAATACTGTAAACGGAACAGACGAATTTGCAGACAGGGTTTATAGAGATAACGGTACTTTTGAGAATAGTATATGTTTACACGAATTTTTAGATACTAATATAACGTTTCCTGTTGATACTATTTACATTAATTCAACAGAGGGTGTTTCAGTTGTTAAAGTACAAAACATTACAGAGTGCAAATACGAGCCTTATAAATTAAGTTTTATAAACAAGTTTGGAGCGTTGCAAAATCTTTGGTTTTTTAAGCGAAGCAATAAACAACTATCAACTAAAGCAGAGGACTTTAAAAGAAATACACTTGTAGCAAATAGTTATGATGTAGATAAGCACCAACAGAAAAACCTATATAAAATGGGTAACGAAAAAATGGACTTAAATACAGGGTTTTATCCAGAGGAGTACAACGAGGTATTTAAACAAATGCAATTAAGTGAGGACTGTTGGATTGAAATAGACAATGTTGTTTTGCCTGTTAATGTAAGCGACAGTAGTTTTAGCTACAAAACAAGTTTAAATGATAAACTAATTAATTACAATATAAAAATAGATTTTGCTTTTGACACTATAAACAATATTCGATAAATGCAGATAATAGACTTATATATTAGAGATGGTAATAAATATACTAGCGAGGGATTTTTCCCTACACAAACTAGGCTTGTAGATACTTCAACAGATTTCACAATAGGTGATTTTAGAGTAGGTCAATTAATTAAAAATTTAAGTTCTGGAACTATTGGCTCTATAACTGCAATTGCACCAGGCGGAAACGTTAATACACTAGATATTGACGGCGGAGCTTTCCCAAACCTAGCAGGTCAGCCTTACCAAATTTATGATCATTATACAAAACTAGAATTATTCAAAGACGAAAGCGTATCAATTACGGATACTATTCAAAACGTAAAAGACCCAGCTAAGATATTTGCACCGTTTAGCCAACAGTTTAGCGTCCCAGCATCTAAGCATAATAATAAATTTTTTAAGCATTATTACGATAGTGAAATTCAAAATAGTTTTGATGCTAGATTTCAAGGTGACGGACTTATTCAATTAAATGGCGTAAACCCC